CATTGTATCTAAGATATTCTTGGCCAAAGTTGTATTGGTCACACTTTGATACCAAATATAGGTGTGGGCACGTTTACCCTGTGCGATTGATGACTGTACCTGTGAAGCATAGGTTGATTGCCAGTAAATCCCAACACCATTATAACCACCAATTTGAGAAATTGAAAACTTGTCGTGGGAATAGCCAAATTTTCCTTGGTCTCCTTGATAGACCGCCCAGTCAACACCTTGATCACCGACTGCAGCCAAAGCTGGATTAGCGTAAGCAAAAAGACCTAGCCCAATGGCTAAGACTGCTACTGCTTTTTTAAGTTTTTTCATTTGTCATCCTCCAAATTAATACCCTTTTTCTTCAAAAACTTCACTAAATCTTGAATCATCGGGTTAAGTTGTGCTATCAGTTGGACCATTCGAGCAAAAAAGAAAAGCAATGATCCATTCACGACCAAAGCTATCTCATTCACATAAGTATTAGAACCTGACTTATCAAGAAATTCAAACACTGCCCAAAAGATTCCTATTGTGACGATGTCAATTACCGCCCTCTTTTTTAAAGGCGGGTTCATATGCTCACCGTCTTTAATCCATGTTAGAAACAAGATAATCAAAATCAGCCCTGAGACTCCTATTAATTTATATTCCATATTTATACTATTCCTCTTCCTATGCTGTTCTGCGCCAGAAATATACGGTCACAAATGGTTGCCAGTTATTGTGGTTAGTGTTATCACCAGCTTCTTGGATAACCCCGCCATTGTTGGGGAGGTCTGACCAGCTGATTGTTGCGCCAATTGCGCTTTGCTGGGTTCCGTTCGCTCGTCTGATGTTATGACTGTGTTTTGTCAATGGATTAACCGAGCCGCCCATGTTATTAGCAGTCTGCATCAATGTGACACCATCTGTTTCGTCCACACCTACCAATGTTCTGCCATTCGCAAATCTTTCCCATGTCCCACCCAAATAGGTTGATGGATTCGTGTCGTTAATCGTTGTTAAAATTGTACCGATCGGATTAGCATCAAGTTTGGTTTGGGCTATAGCGTCTGAAAGCAAATCTTGAATTTCTGTTTTCGTGAAAGTTACAGTTTTAGTATAAGCGTTTACTTGCTCGGCTGTTACAGCATGCGGATTAGCTTTATCATTTGTGTGGCTATCAATTGTAGGAAACCATTTGTAATCGCTAGCTGTTTTATCCGTTTTGACTGTGTTGCTGAAACCTACAAATTTTGGATAGTCAGCAGTTGTGGCTTCGCTGGATGAGGGCATCCAAGGAGTGGCGGTTGAGCCTGGTTCAAGTTTGATAGTAGAATACACAAATCCTGATATGTCTGTTGCTTGTCTAATGGTAATGCTAGCAGTATCGGATAGAGCAGCATCAAAAGATTGATAATACACGCTTTTTTGTATCGGAATACTTACACGAATTGTTGTACCTAAATCGCTTTGTTTAATAATATAATTAGTATTAGAGATAATTGTGTTGTAATCATCAGTTCCGACATTATTGGCCTGAGAATTTTGACCTTTAAGCTGGATAGGAACCGAACTTCCAACTATAGCATTCAGTGGTACATACACATTAAAACTAAAGTTAATTGCTGAAACTCCAGATTTGGATTTAATTCCAGAATCATATATTTGGCTAGAATTAAATAGTACGTTCCAAGCTGCTGAAGTTGTAGCTGATGATAAAGTTCTCGTGTTTTTCAACAAATTCAAATTAGGATAAACAGTCGTGAAACCGTCCACACCGTCTGAGCTGTTGGCGTAGGCGATTGAGTTAATATTAGCTGATAGTACCGCTTGAGTAAGGCTAGGTGTCATATATTTAGCGTTGCTAGCCCCCTGCTTAGCCTCATTTTCTGTGGCCAAACCAAAATTTTGAACATTTCCAAGACCCGCTTGAGCTGCAGTAACTTTATGAGGATTATTTGTATCCGCAACATGTGAAGCAAGATTATCATCGCTATTACTAATACCATCCTCCATATGGTTCATACGATTATCTGTTACCACAGCACCATTTTCAATGTTTTCTTCTTCTGATTTTAAAGCATCGTATTTAGACCATACTTGTTTTTCATAACTCACTTAGATACCTCCTTTTGATCTTCAGATTCAGTATCAATTAATACTTTCAATTTTGCATTTTCTAATTCAAGTTGTGCAATTTTCCCAACCAATATATTTATTAATTTCTCTGCATCAATTTCTTTACTCATTTTCACCATCTCCTTTAAATACTCCTTCTGAATGGGCATTTATTAAAAACTCGTTGTTCATTTGTTGTTCTACAAGTCTTTTGTTTTCATAACCCCTTCGTTTAGCTTTAATTTCCCAAGAAAAACGAGACATAGGTTTATCAGACTTGATTAAGAATTTATCAGATTTAAAATCAGATACCCAAAATCTAGCGTTATCATAGGCTTGTAAAAAAACTTCATATGCAATATCTGTGTTAACTGTATCACTAAACAATAGATCAATTTCAACCCAAACCTCACAATTTTCTCTCGTGTAATTACGCCCAATATCGCCCAAATAACTTTCCGCCGTTTCATAAGCGGGGGTAGCTCTGACACCATCACGAGTGACGTGGATTGCATTTTTAGAACCTGTAACTGATAAATTACCCAAAACTCCTAAAGCGCCAGTAACTCCAGTATTTCCACTAATACCGATTTTATTATTTCCTAACAGACTATATCCAACGGTTATGGTATTACCCCCACCTTGAATACTAGCACCATTCGCTCCATAAACTTTTATTCCAGAAGAATCTGAAGAAAAAGCATCAAGTAAAATTGAACCTAAATATTTTGGGTCACTGCCAAGAAAACCATCAAAAAAACTGACCTGTCCATCACTAATTTTAAACCCTGAACCTGTAGAGTTGAGAGAATGAAGATAACTATTATCCATGTCAAGGCGAATTAAATTATTATTTCCTGTTAAAGAACCTTTTTGAAATTGCACCGATCCAGTGTCAAGATTCATAGATAAATTACTGCCACTGATAGTTCCTGCGGTTAAAGCCTTAGCATTCAGATTAATCACATTGATATTGGCAGCATTCAGTGTGCCAGCATTGATCTTGGATGCACTCAAATTTCCGATCATTGCATCTTTTATAATCGCATCGTCAATCCTAGTTTTATCAGTTAACCAAATTTTGGAACCAGTAATTTTTAACCATTCTTTTCCATCAAGTTCTTGAGACAAATTGATAGTTTTGACTATTTCATCAGATGGTGTAGCATTATCTATCTTGTCTGAAATATCTTCAGGCAATTTTGTAGACGTTTGTAACAACCATCTATAATTACCGTCTGTAAGTTTAGAGTAAATCCAAATCTCATCATCTGGTCCATTTTTTTTAAACCAGATATCACCAACTTTGGGATATGGCGGTGGAATCAATCCATCATAAACAGAGTTATTCCCTGCAGCATCAATTCTTGAACTGAACTCTTTTAGAGTTTGTTCTAAAGGTTTAGCGTAAGCAGATATAGTTTGAGCGGAAGAGTTTGTATTGGCTGAACTACTTGCCGTCAGTCCCCCTTTAAAAAATAAAGTATAGTTTAAATTTGGTGTTTTAAACTCAGTCCCATCTCTGTCGGTTAGGGTTATCCAGTCACCAGTTTCTAGAGCTGGGTTACCGCGCCATTTCAGAGAAAAGGGATAAAAATTGATACTTTTTATTTTCTGGTAAATCGTATCAAGTAGATCCTGCGTCATCACTTTGTTTTCTAAAACAATTTGCGGACCAGTGTTGCTACCTGACCTTAAAGTGATTTGTTCTGTACCGCTTTCCCTTTGGACAGAAATAGTGCACGAAATGCCGCCAATTTGATACATTAGTTCATTTTTGACTAATCCTCTTTGAAAATATTCTGCTGGTGAAATGCTAAATTTAGGATCAACTAGCTGCATTACTTCAAGTTGATTAAGTCTATTAAATCTAACGTAACCAGTTTGAAATTGTGCGATTAACCCCATTGCCTGACGATAAGTGTAACCAATAGGTTTGGCAATCATAGAGTTGCTAATCATAGAAAAATTAGTCTCATTTATGACAGATCCACTTTTATTTGCAATTTCTAAAGCAACATCACGAATTTTTGCAGGATAACTCAGTTCCGAAATATATTGACTCTCTAAGAAAACAAACCTATCTCGGGCCTCTACGGTTGTCTTTTTGCCATTCCTATCAGGGTCACTTTTGGTCACGTAGAATGTTCCAATTGGCACGTATTCATAAACTGTCGGTTTGTAATGAATCAGTTTCGCATATCCAACACGCGCCTCTCCTACTTTTTCTGGCGGAATATTTTCATAATGATAATCTGCATCATAGGTAGCAACGCCAATTTCTAAAGTTATTTCATCCAGTTCTTTAATATCTTCAATTATTGAACAAAACTCAATTTTGATTGAATTTGAAAACGTGGACCCAATCTGAAAAGTTTCTCCCGAAATAGAACCGCCTGTATAAGTCCAGCTGTTAATGTCCTTTTTAGTGTATAATTTGCCGTTGATTTTAATTCTAGTCTCAAATCGCCTATTATCAGCTTTCAGGGCTTGATTAAAATCATTCGAGACTTGAAGCATTCTCTTCCTCCTATTTTTCTATCATATTAACTGACAGCTCTTGCCACTTCATAGCCTCAAACTTGTCATTCCATGAATACGAAGGCATTGTAGATGCACCAGCATAAAAAGTTTTACTTCTTTGCCGGCCAAGTTGCGGGTCAGGATAGACGACAACAAAAAAAGGGTTATTAATCCTTTGTAGAATATCAGATACTTCCGAATCACTCAGAGGGCCCCACTTAAGTGTTAACTTAGTTTTTTGAGCGATCACATCACGCACCATTTCACCATTGGCATTACGACCGGATGAATCTGCATCAATAGTTTCGACGTTAACGCTGAATTCTTTTGGGAATTTAACGGTAACGCCGTCAATTTGTAAGATTGCCGACATTTAAACCTCTTTTCTAAATATTTAATTCTGTATATCCAAGTTGTTGATGATACTTGTTGATTTCAGACACAGCGATACGGCCAAATTCATGACCGCCAATATTGATAATGATGTCACCGTTTGGTGCCTGATTAGCTTGTGCACCTAGGGATTGAACTAATATCATGATTGCACTTGTAAGTGAACTTGCCATATTTGACAAACCATATCCAGAAACATCAACCTGTGAACCTGTAGAATTAGTAGTACTACTGTAATTCACTGGTTTTTCGTTAAACAATTCAGGTAGCTGCAGTGTTTCAAATCCTTTAAAATCACTCATAGAGTTATATGGATTGTATTTAGCCGGAACTACCATTTCTCCTTCGTGTATCATGGCAAGCTGGTCTTCTGGTACATAAGGCGTACCTTGTGCATATCCATGACCATGACCAATCACACCAAGCATACCTGCTGCACCATAACGATTTTTAGCATAGTTAATACCAGCTAGCAGATTATCAAGTCCATTGAAGATGTTACCGTGACCAGGGAATTTATTAGCATTGAACGTCGCTGAGATAGTTTGAACAAGACCTTTGGCCAAATCGCCACTAAGTGTATTGACATCAACATACCCGCCTTGTACTGCTTTTTCATTGCCTCCTGATTCACTTTGAATTTGACTCAACCAAGCATTAACGTAATTGCTTGTTGTTGGCAAGCCATTCATAGACAATGCCTTGATTACGGTTGAACGCCATCTTTCAACACCAGAACCTGAAGGAGCTGCAGAGCCGCCGAAGTCATCCCAAAGCTTCTTGAAATATCCAACAACGCCATCTTTCACTGTGTTGACGCCACCTGTGGCCATGGATAAAGCTGGTTCAAGAGCTCCACCATAATTAACAAATTTACTGATAACGGATGTGAACAATGCTCCCGGATTAGACAGTGAATCAATCACATCAGAGGCCACATCGGAAACTGTATTCCAAACATTGCCCGCCGTCTCTTTCACGCCACCCCAAATATTACTTAATCCACTAAAGTCAAAATTCATACTTGGCATTTTGAAGTCTTTCATGAAGTCACTTCCAAATATACCACCAGCGTACGCAGGTGCTCCTAACAGACTTGCGCTTCTAGCACCATCAAGTACCTGTGTGCCTCTTGGCATATTTGCCAGAATGTTACGTTGTTTAGGAAACATACCGTACTTGCCATCTGGTGTGCGGTATATCTCTTGGTAATTTCTTCCTGGTCCATCATTGACTAAAGCAAATCCACCAGGGTGACCATTGGTACCGTTAGCATAAGCTGGCAATGCAAAATTACTGATGCTACTAGCAAGATTACTTGCTCCAACCTTACCAAGTACCCAACGGACTCCTCCTAATACACTGTTTAGCGCGTTAATAGGCGTATTCACTATACCTTTTGCTATATCACTAGCGCCTTTTTTTACGGCTTTCCAGCCATCAGAAAAACCTTTACCGATTCTATTGCCCATGTCGGAAGCCCAATCTGATACCTTGTCAAATGCACCTTTTGCAGTTGTCTTGATATTATCGGCAAATCCACCCATTTTATCTTTCATGGTAGACCAGGCACTGACAGCATTGTCTTTAGCAGTACTTGCAGCGTTTGAAACAGAATCTTTTACATTGCCCCAAGCCTCACCAGTTGCATTTTTAATCCCATCCCATTTATCACCAATCCAAGAACCCAACTTTCCTGCAGCTTCTTTTATTGAATCCCAGT